AAGTTTTAAATCTTTCTGCAAGAACAACTTCAATTTCAGTAGCATCTGGAAACTGTTCTCTTAAAGATAATTTTGTATTGTTTGATTCCTGCTCTACTGGAGCTTGCTCTACTGGCTCTTGTTTTGTTGGAGCCTGTTCTACTGGTGCTTTCATTGCACTCATATCTGGAGCAGCAGGAACATTTGGTCTTTTATTTAGCATACCTGTCATTGTTGCACCTGTTTGATCTATTGCCATTATGCTAATACCTCTTTATTTTTTTTATTTTTAATTAACTTACCTATAATATAACTTCCATTTTCAATTAGAATACTATATATCCTACCTAATAAATTAAATTTACTTTTAACTAATCTCCATTTAATATCTTTAGTTCTATTAGACATTACATGATTCCAGAATTTAGTAACCAATTTATTTTTCTTCATAATTTTAGTCATAGGAACTGCCCAATACCAATAACCATTAATATGAGTTTTACTAAAATTATTAATTGTAAAATCCCAACTCAATCTACAATCTTCTTTTGACATTAATTTTTGTCTGTATAGTTCTGTGCATATTACTGAACTTGAAAATACTTTTCCAATTACCCCACCTGCTACTGCACCAATAGGACCACCTACTGCCATACCTATTGCAGCACCTGTTCCTGCTGCCTTACTTTCTTTTTTACTAGCACCCATCATTTGTGCTACACTATACCCCATCGCACCTGCAGTTCCTACTCCACCAACTGTACTTGCACCAATTGGTGTTTTACTAAGTTGTGTTATAGGTGTCATTATATTACTTTGACCTGTTGTTTGGGCAATATTTAATACACTATCACCTTTAATAGCTTTGTATGTATTTAAAGCAAAGTCTGCACCTTTAAATAAATTACTAGTTAGCTGTGCTCTTTTAGCTAATTTTTGTTGATCTTCAATTAGTTTGTATGCTTTTGCTAATCCATCATCTTGTGTACTACCTGTTGTAGAAGACATAGCCATTACTTTTTGTAATGCTGTTTGACCTGTACTTTCTGGTGTTCTTTCAGGTTCTTGAAATGCTATCTCTTGTCTACCACCAGTAGTTGATGAAGTTTTAAACTGTCCTGTTTTAGGATCAAAATTTGTAGTATACTGTCCTGGTGTCTCTCTCATAACTTTTTGTGTTTGAGATGCAACAGATGTATCTACTACAGATTGACTAGTACTACCTTCATAGGCATCTAGTGCAGTATTAAGTGTACTTAAATTAGAATTTGTAGGAGCAGTTGTTGCTGCATCTACATATTCATAAGTACCATCAGCTTGTTGTATTAATTTTATCATTATATTTTTTCTTTATTGCGTTTCTCCGCCTCTTGGAGATTCAGAATTTGCCGAACTAAACCCAGCTTCCCCTGGCATCGGTACATTTCCCGTTCCGATGTTGCCACCTCCAGCTCCAGTTGGATCTGTTGGCGAAGCTCCTGCAGGTACAGGCATAGGCTGTCCCATTTCTGTTTGTCCTGTAGCAGCGGTATTATTGTTTTGATTTCCATTTGCCATCCCCATTATTTGTGCATATATAGCTGCCTTCTCTGGATCATTAACTAATTGATCTGGATCAATATCTAGTGACTTAGCAACTTCTTTTAAACATGTATGCCATTTAACAAACGGTGCTAACGATGGGTTAGACGCTGTCTGCATAAATGTCATTAGTCTTTGTGATCTTACTTCTTTTTGCATTAAAGAAGCTGTTCCTTGTGCTTTAACTTCTAGATCACCTTTTATTTCTGGAGCCTCATCATTAAATTGCATGTTCCAATGATACAATGATTCTCCTAGGGGTTTTAATAAATAATCATCAATGTTTTTAATTACTGTTTTAATACTTAAAGCTGCAGCACCCATAAGCATTGACATACCTGCTGCTGTTCTTGTAGTTGATTGTACTCCTGTTGCTCCATGAGAGTATGAAGGAATACCAGTTGACTCATCGGCTAGTTGTCTAAATTTATCAAACATCATTAAGTTTTCACTTGCTGTATTTGGAAATTTAACTCCATGTATTGCCTGACCTGTCTGACCACTTTGTCTTCTAAATATTTTACCAGGAAATACTTTCATATCTTGACCTGGTACTAGCATAGTTTCATCAACATCAAATACTAAATTACCAGCTAATGCTAGGTTATCAATTGCCATTCTTGCATGACCATTCATAACTTGTTGTGAGTCATCCATATTTTCTGGAATACCTACTCCAAAAAATTGATAAGGATTTAATTCATAAGGGCATACCAAATAAGGTAATCTTACTGGTGTAAATGGATTTTCAACCATTCTAATTACATGATTACCACATAACCATATGTTAACATGTATTATATCAGATTCTGTTTCATATACTAATCCACACTCATCTGCTTTTTCTTTGTCAACAGTTCCCCAATATTCTAATATTTCAAATCTGTTTTTGTAAATGTTTGTTACATTTTCTCTGTCGTAAAGTGAAGACTCATAACTTCTTGTTTGGTAGTTAGGTCCTTGTTCTAGACAGGCTCTAATTTGTTTTTCTCTAAACATAGGCTTGTCTATTAAACTTTCAAGCTGTTGTTTATTATATGAATGTCTTTGTATTACATATTCACAATCGTTTATATTTGTTGCATTAGGGTCTGGATAAAAATCCCAACACGATACTGCTTCTATTGAAGGTACGGGTTTTGACTTTGCAACATATACACTTGATCTATTTCCATCTTCATCTTCCATTGTATTATAACTATGTGAAGTTTTAGAATCAGTAAATGGACCTTTTAAAATTCCTGTACCAAGTAAAGACATTTCAAAAAATACATGTCTTAAAATGGTGATAGCTTGACTTTCTTCTAATTGATCGTGCAATACTTTTTGCATTTGCTCTGCAGCTAATCTAGCAGGCTCAATCTGTGGAGTTCCTTCTGGTGAAGGACCTTTATCAAAACCTAAGTTTTCATAATCCTGTGCAAGTGTTTTTAATAAATCAGTTGCTGTTGCACCAGGCTTTAGAGATCCACCATCTCCATTAAAACCATATACACTTTGTACAATTTCTTTTATTTCTTCATCAGGGTTTATTGAATCCGACTCACCTTCAGCTTTAGGTTGTTTATTAGGATTTAAATGGGCATAGCTATCTACATTTTCTGGTACTGATGTAGGGCTTATTCCTAAAGGGAATTTTCCTTGAGAAAATAGAACTTCAATAATTTGACCAAATGCCGCAAGAACTTTTGTCTTTGTAATCTTTACAAAAACTTTTGATTTCTCATTATCACGGAAAGCCATCTCAGGTCCATAAAGACCACGATAGTTTCTATAAGCCTTTAGCCATCTTTTTTCATCATATGATTTAGATGTTTCAGCTTCTTGAAACAAAGAACGCACATGACCTACTAAAGGATTAACTTCCTCTGTATTAGGTTTATCAGCCATTTAAATTAGTAATCTCTTTCTTCAGCCATTCTAAAGATTGAAGGATCAACTTTGTCTTTCTTGCCTGGTTTGTCATTACCATCTCCAGCTACTGCTCCATGCTTAACTTTAGCATTTGGATCTATAGCAAGCTTTTCATTTTTAGCTTTAGCAACATCAGGTGCAAGTTCACCATGTTTGTATCTTCCCATTATTGTCATGTTATTCTCCTATTAAGGTTTTGGTGGATAATACTGATTACCGCCTTTAAGTAAATCAGTCTCTCCATATTTTTTATCTTTATTAGTATTGAATAAATTATTATAGACTTTTTTAACACGTGTTTTTATTTCGTTTGTGTATTTTTCCATACCTATACTTAATTTTTTTTCAATCATTAGTAATCTCTTTCGTCTGCCATTGTAAACAAATTAGCATCTAATTGGCTTTTGAATTTCTTAGGTTCATGATATCCAAATTTACCATCTCCAGTATTAGCTAGCACATCCTCTTTACTAGGAGATATTAATAAATCTCCAGGTGCTTGATTTGGTTGCTTGCCTTCAGGACTTGTACTTAGATCACCTTGCTTAACTTTAGCTTTGGGGTCAAATTTCATTTCCATATTATTCCTATATTTTTATTTTTTTAATGTGTATTATATTTTTTGTTGGGATAGTAGTATGTCCACCACCTGTTTTTATTTTTTCATTATCTTCAAATATAAAATCTGCCATTATAACAGTTGTATTTTCATTCTGTTCTACTAGCCATCCAAAGCTACAACATATTGCTGTCTTTGATTTTTTTATATCTGGTATCTCAGACCATTCACATGATCCAACAATATCCTCCCAATAAGCCATTACTAACTCATAAGGAAAATTTTTTTTATTTATAGCGGGTAATTTTTTTTTATTCATTAATATCCAAATATTCTATCTGAGGGGACAAATTCTGATGTTTTTCTATTACCATATAATTTGTTAGCATAACTAGTATGCATTGGTCTACTCATACATCCGTATCTTAATGCATCATATGCGTGATCTTCTACGTGTGTATTAATATCTTCAGGATTACTATCATCTAATGGTAGTGTAGGTAATGTTCTTAACAAATTTCTACAAGAAGAAAATATTCTAATTCCTGGTTCTTTTTCTTTTTCGTCAGTAAATTTAAATCTTTTATGTATTTCTAATTTACCACTAATTCTGCTTTTGGGTGTTCTATCAGAGGGTCTCCAACGACATCCTTGTTGTATCATTGTTTCTGCAATGCTTGGACCCACATCACCTCTCTTTGCCCATGTACTAGCGTCTAAGACCCCATAGCGTATGTATTCTCCGTGTTCTAAGGTTAAGACTTTTCTTGCAAAGACATCTGCTGTAATCTTTTGAGTATACAATTCTCTATAAACCCATAGATTATTATCATAGTCAATAGCAAACCATAAGCAACAAGCAGGAGAACTATAACCCCAGTCAGCAGCACGAAATCTCTGCCAGCCTTTAGGTATGTCAAAAGGTTCAACAACATGTGTTTCTTTATTAAATTCTGGAAAGGCTGCATTAGAAAATGCATCCCAATTACCATCTAAGAATTGTTTTTTCTGTACTTCTGGTAATGATGATAACATTGCGTAGTAATCATCAGTCTGCATAAGGTACGGATTATCTTGTAACTTAGCTGGTATAAATCTTCTTGTTATATATTTTACACCTGAGGGTGTAGAAATCTCTATGTTAAAAGCTGTGTTTGGATCTGTAGGATCTACAAACATTTCTTTAACCCATTGTGATCCAACATTACCTGGGTTACCTGTAGCCCTCATGTATACTGGTATACTTGAATCAACTGATCTAAGTGACGATCTTAGAAAATTATATATATCTGGCGAAGGATATTGTGGAAGTTCGTCTATTCCTATCCATGTGTATGATTGCCCTTGGTATCGCAAAACGTCTGTCATGTTCTCTGCGTAACCGAACTCTATTTTTGCTCCTGATGGGAATCTCCACTCTTTTTCTTGCTCTCTCCATTTTGCTCCTGGAAATGCTCTAGAGTATAATCGTTGAGAATGACCAATCAAATCTCTTAACTCTGGCATTGTTCTACGAAGTAATAAACATCTGTGATGTTCTTTATGACAATACCTTAGAGGATCTATTAACATGGCATATGATTTGCCACCACCTCTAGCACCACCGTAAAAAACTTCTCGTTCTGATGCAGCTAAGAAATCTGTCTGTGGACCTGAGTTAGGTTCAAAGATTACATTTTGTTTAGCCACATGTTCCTGTACATTACTAGGAACTTCGTCTATTACGTCTTTGGTTATAAGTTGCTGCTCTTTTCCATCTAAGACTTTGTTAATGGTTAACAATTTATCTTTGACATTTTTTGCATGAGCTTTG